GTATAACAGCCTGATCAGCAGATTGCTGCGAAGCGTCAACAACATCAGTACCTACCGTCCTGTCCTTACCTGTGCGAAGCCTTTCCAGTTTCTTTTCTTCGCCTTTGATAGCTTTTTCAACAGCTTCTTCTAGCTGCTTTGCTTTACCTACTGAGCGTCCTGCAATGCCTCCTAAGCCACCGCCAAGACCAACAGCGCCTATTGCTAGAGGGTCTTGAAAAGTTCTGGCTACGTTTTCAAGACGACTTCCCGCATCTCCTTCGCCTTCAAAGAAAGAATACGCACCTATTTCACCAGCAGTTAAACCACCCTGACGAGCCGCACCACCAGCAAACGTTTTACCTACACCTAAAGCTTTGGCTAGGCGAACGGACGGTATAAATCCAGCAGCTATCCTGATACCTAAATCTAAAACAGGAAGGTCTTCAGCGAACTCTTCTTGTATGCGCCTTGTGTCCTCAAGAACAGTGTCATAGTCTTGACCTGTCAACCCAGCAAGCGCCCAAGATTGCGCCTCATCGCCTAGCGCCCCAACAGATACAGCCTCTAACGCAGCAGAGCCAGCACCACGTATTTCTTCTGTTATGTCTTCGTAATCATAAACTGTTTTATCGACAACGCTTTTAAGTGATTGTATCTCAGGTATAAGATCGTCCCTGCCTTTCTCTTCAGCTTGCCTTAACAACTCTGACAACTGCACGGATGCGTCTTTGTTTTCTCTATACTCTAGCTGCTCTGCCTTAAACTCTTTTTCATATACGCGACCTTCTCTTGACATCAGATCAACTTGATTGTCGTCGCTTGCAAGCAGTGCGTCTATCTCAGGTATAAGATCGTCCCTGCCTTTCTCTTCAGCAAGTGCCTTAAGTTTGTATAGCTCAGAAGTTTCTGAAAAACTAAGACTCATCAACAGATTCCTCTTCCGCTAATCTTCTAGAAAGCTCTTCTATACTTGCAGCTATGTTTCCGGGCGCGCCTGCTTGAGCGTCGTTACCAGTTGGTATGTTAACCGTAGCTGCTGCCATCTCTTCTGGTGACTTACCAGCAGTTCCATAGGTGTTGACAGCCCACTCATACGCCATAGCCTCTGCCTGTTTTACTTCATCTTCGTCATCGTAAGAGCCTTTAATCTGCTCCATAAATCTGTTTACTGCGCCTTTAGCGTAAACGCCAATCAAAGAAGCATTAGGTGGCTTACCCGCAGCAGCTTCGTTTAATGCAAGAACAGCTTTAAAAACAGCGGCATTTTTCTTAGCACCTGACTCCATAGCGTTAATAACATCTATTGTGTTGTCGTCCAACCCAAAATCTTTTAATTCTTTATCAGTGTACTTATACTCTGTTGCCCTGAGATTATCTCTAGCAACTTTTAGACGGCTATCTTCTATCTCTCTTTTGTTTTTAACATCGTCAAAGACATATCCATACTCTTCGCCATAAGTATCTGTAAAGTTTTGTTTAGTTTCGCCTTTAGCCAGTATCTGCTCTGCTGCTCTTGTCGCCATGTTTATCTTTAAAGTCTCAGACTCGTAAACAGAAGTTACTCTTTTCTTGTCTGCCGCTTCTACAGCCTGCCTAACTTGTTCTACTGGAACGTTGTTATCACGAGCAACTTGCAAAGCTGTTTCTTTTGACGCCTGTACTAACGTGTCAGACGATTCAGGATTACTTATTTGACCAATTAAAACATCGATGCCTTTGACAGCTTCTTGCTTGTTAATACCGTCAGTCTTCTTTTTAGCCGCCCCCGCGAACTGGCTAGATGCGTTACCAGTTTGCTGTGCCGTTGCAATCATTGCGTTTTCTAACTCTTGCAAACGCTTAGGATTTGTTTCTCGTAAAAACTCTGACTGCATTACATCCAAAGACTCCTTACCTGATTGTATAAGAGCGCCTTGTCTGGCTGTCTTAGCCGCCATCATTTGTGCTGGCGTTTTTGCCTTATCCACCATGAAGTCAGCAGTCTCTAGCGGCGTCATGTCTTTGATCTGCGCCAACATGCTTTCACGCTCACGTTTCTCAGCAGCCATAGCAGGAGCCTGACCAAGCGCAGTGCCAAGATTAAACAAACCTTGACTGTACCCCGGCTGTGTCAGCGACTGTATAAAACCTTGTCCGAATTTAGCCATTTTAAAAATCCCCTGTGTAGTACGGGTTGTTGTTTACGTTAGTACCGCCACCCATGTCACCGTCGCCGCTTCCTAACAAGCTTCCAAACAACCCACCCAAGCCTTCAAACGCACCGCCAAACACATCAGACAAACCACCAAAGCTGTCTGTTGGAGTAGCCAAGCCACCAATCAGTCCAGTACCTAACTGACCCATCAGGTTAGCTTGTCCCAGACCAGCACCCAACAGCGCCTCAAGACCGCCCATAGCGCCTTCGCCAAACAGACCTGCGCCGTAAAGCTGACCGCGCTGCTGTAGCTGTGGGTAAAGCTCACTGCCCTGCATAGCTGCTAGTAGTTGTGATTGTGGTATGTAAGAGCCACCCAAGGCTCCTAGCCCTAGCTGCTGCTGTCCACTTAACATTGCTAAGTCTTGTGCAGACAACTGAGAACCTAGCCCAGCCATTTGAGCACCAAGGCCAGCCTGTTGCGCCTGTAAGCCACCTGCAAGCTGTGCTAACTGTCCCGCCTGAGAAGCAGACGTAGCTGCCCGACCAAGACCTTCAGACTGCAACTGAGACTGTATCTGATTTGCACTCAAGCCTAGCTGTGACAACTGCGCTGCCCTAGACTGCGCCTGACCTTGAAGATTGCTAGACAATCCTGCTTGTTGACCAAACATACCGCCGAGTGCTTGAGCAGTTCCTAACGCTTGCTGCTGCTCTGATTGCGCCTGCTGTATAGCTGCCAGAGACGCCCTGTTTTGTGCTTCTTCCTGCGCCTGAGACAACGCTGCTTGCTCAGGAGTACCGCCAAACATGTTGGTACGTACACCTAAACGCCCTTGATTTGCAAGGCGCTCTTCTAGCTGCAAACGTTGACGCTGCTCTTCTGGACGCTGCGTAGCCCGGATGCGCTCGTATACATCAGCTTCGCGGCCTGTCGTAGAACCTAGAACGTCACCCGCCGCTTGTCCTGCCAACTGTCCATACTGCTGCCTAAGCGCCTCTACGTCTGACGGAGCCTGTGTAACCAAACCTTGCTGACCTAATCCTAACGCTTGCTGCCCAAGTTGTCCTATAGCAGCACTGGGTTGCTGTCCGAGTTGTCCACTAACTTGGTTTGCAAACTGGCCTCTAAGTTGATTGATGTCTGCTGGCTGTGTCTGAGAAGACTGCATAAACTGATTGCCAAGACCGTAAGCTTGCTGTGCTGCTGCTCTGCCTCCAGCCTGACCATATGGTGTTGCGCCTAAAGTTGACTGCGCTTGTCCCATCAACATGCTCTGTATGGCTTGCTCTTGTGGAGAACCTGCCATTGTTGCAGCGCCAGTTGTAGGGTCGTAACCAAACTGACCGCCTGTTGAAGACGTTACGCTGAAAGGCTGGAACTTAGACTGATCAAGCCCCTGCTGCGCTATCTGCATTGCGCCCTGCTGCGCTACATCTCCAATATCTCCAAGCCTATCGTATGCTCCCTTAGCAGCAGCACCGCCGCCTAGAAGACCCAGAGCAGGCCCAAGACCACTTAAAAAATCTGTAAATGCAGACATTAGTAATTACCTCCGTCAATCGTTCCTGTCGATAACGTACCCGTAAACGTAAGGGCAGGTATCGTTACAGTCCCAGTAAACGTAGGGCTGTCTGTGTTAGCCTTAGACGCTACTGCGGTTGCTATGTTAGTAAACTCTGTACTGAACTCTGTACCGCGAATAATCTTGCCACTGTCTCCAGAAGGCAATGAGTCCTTAGCGGCAAAGTCTGTCGTCGGGGTATAGTTGCTCATAGTGTTTTACCTATTAATGCTAGTACGTTGATTTCTTGTAGTGATAATGCAAAACCGTTGATGTCTGACTCAAGACCAATAGTGACTACACTGCCGTCACCTGTCGTGTTGATAGCGCGGCGTGACACTAAGGTTCCGCCAGTGAACTCACCAACTGTAAACTCGCTAACTCCGTAGAACGCTGGAGTCTGGTTGCCTACTGTATACTCTTGAGTTCTGTACGAAGTATCAAAGTCGTAAGCCCAGTTAACAAAAACTGTAGCTGAGTTAGCGCCTACAATAGTTGGTCTTAGCTTCTTTAGAATCTTAAGCTTAGAAGGATCACCAAAGGTTAAGCCGGGGCTGTAGTATCTAAAACGATAAGAAGCTCCATTGTCTGAGTAGCCTGTATATTCGCTCAAGCCGTAAGTGTTCCCTACCAAAAACTGACCGCTTCTTAATACCTCAAAAGAAAAGAAAGCTGAACTGGGCCAGCGTGTGACTCTATACGATCCGTTTTCTGTAGTGCCCTTAAGATCAAAACAGTACGTAAGGTTATTAGAGGGGAACGACACAAGGTAAAACGTATTGTCTGGTGAGTAGATAGTCGAGACATGCCCCTGTCGATTAGCAATAGTCTCAATAAACTCTGTCTTTATGTTGCCGCTAAGGTCGCTAATGGGCATTGACTTTTCTTGTATGGTTCTGCCAAAGCTTCTAAGCCCTGTGTCGTCTAGGAATAGAACGTCAGTGCCGATGTGCTGAATAGAGTTGCGACATACACAACCAACACCCGGAACTGTATCCACAATTGACATAGTAGCTGGCGAGTCAGCGCCTTGATATACAACAATGCTGTGTCTACCAAAAATAATTAAAAGATTGTTGTGAGCAGTTACGCCTATAATTCTGTCTGAACCATCAGGCCAAGCCTTAGAAATATCTATAGATCCAGACGAGCCACCAGCAAAGTCTGTACCAATAAGCAAGTCAGACCAATATATAACCTGTGAGTCTATATTGCTGTCAGTTATCCAAAGCCTGCCGTAAGCTGCTAATGCTTCGTTGCACCAAAGATATGTAGGCGTTGCACTGCCTGTGTAAGCAGCAAAAGTCTGGACACCACCAGCGTGTGTGTAGATAAGCGGCTCTTGTCCTCTCTGGAAAAAGTACGCTGCGTTGTTAAAGTTAACAGAACGCCAGTCATTCTCTGCAACGGTATAGCCTCCCGGAGTTTCGTCTACCAGCGTGGCTGTGCCAGAAAGTATCTTATCGTTTCCAAAACTAAATACTTTTTCGTTACCAGAGTCATCAAAAAACTCATGTATAGAATGTATGTAGTCTGTACCGAGCGCCGTTTTGTTTGTTGTTAGTGTGTCCAAACCTTCACGCGCAGCAATTCGACCGCGCTTGTCAATGACAGCGTTATCTGCAACGTCTGCAAACGACGGGTCTTGCGCTAGAGGAGAATCCTCAGTGTTGATACCCTTAAACGCAGGAGCAACTAGATTAATACTTTGTAGTGGCTGGGCCATACACTAGCTCCTATTATGAATACCAATCAGTTTCGTAAGGGTGCTTCTGTGCGTCCAGAGCGATAGCGTCAGACAGATACGCATCAGCCATAGCAAAGTACTCAGGTGTTGATGTACCGCCTGTCTCGCCTCTCTCACGCGCTGCTAGAGCTACTGCTAAATGTATGACAGGCATTGCAGGTATTAACAAATCATCTGTGTCAGCAGCTAAGTCTTCATTGCGTAACACACAGTTAAACCTGAGAGTGTAAACACCGTCAGGCTTTGGGTATATGTCTATTTGTGAATCACCTTGGGAGTCAACACCATTGTACGTGTAGAACTGTGGCGATCCACTCGCGGGAGTTTGATTGAGGTACTGATTGTCAAACCATTTAGAAGTACGGTACTCCATAAAAAAGTTAGAAGTATCGTTAATGACATCCAATGCTTTAACACGGTTCTGACTGCCTGTAAGCACATAGTTAAATATGTCTGCTGAAGTTGTAATGGTTAGTGTGGTACGTAAGGCCGACCAGTCCCAAGAAGTCTCTACAAGTTTCTTAGCGTCATTAACAAAGTCACCTATCATCTTGCTATAGGTAGTAGAGTTTACGCTAGTAACTTCCTCTTCTCGTATCCTTCTCAGGACGTTGTTTACCAATTCTAAATATGTCATACTAACATACCCTTGTTAATAATCTTGTTTAGTTCACTCATGTAGTCTGTCTGTGGTGATTGTATTAAAGCTTGTACTGTAGGGGATTGATATGTTATTCCATACTGAACAGGATCAAACATGCCTTGCCTTCTTGCTGAACTAGCTGATGAGCCTGACGAAACTGGAGGAGTAACCGTAAAGGCATCTTCTATTTCTTCTTCTTTATCTGGATCTTCTGTTATTGTGTACGGTGGGTCTGATGTTAAGGGATCTTCAACAACAGTAGGCTCGGTAGGAACCCCACCAAAAGTAAGGAGATCGTCATTGTCATCTTCAACGACTACATTAGTAAAGGGTTCATCTTCAACAACATCATCAACAACAG